AAACTCTAGGACCAAGTAGAATAGGCTACAAAATACATTTTAATATTCCTAATGGTAGTAACTTTACTGCAATTTTCGGATTAATATTACAAGCAACTGCTGAGTATAAAAGTATACAAATTGCTAGCGGCGGCACAATGAAACCTGCACCAGCAGAAGCGGCCAATCAAACAATAGCAGAACTTCCTGTATTTCACAAAGTATTAGGACACATAGAATACGGGCAGTATGATCCTTTACGTGGAGATTATGTTAAAAATATTATATACAAAGTAAAGAAACACATTGTTGTTGATGTTCCAATTGATAGTATTCAGTATAATACGGGTATTACAGAACCCACTGTGCAAAACAAGCGATTGACTAATATAATACAAGAAAACTTATTACGTAAAAGATATGATTATATTTTTACAGGACTAAACACTGAAGTTTTAAATTTTGACATTAAGTTTAATAGAGCATACTATGTAATGAGTGTATTAGGACAGGGTATGACAGGTGATGTAAATCCAATGAGTAGTACAGAAGGAAAAAGTCCTCCAACTATAGAAACACAAATGCAAGAAGTCAAAGGACGTATGAGCAAGTTAGTTAGAGAGCGTGAAAGAATTATTAACAGTGCTAAAGATAAAGAAGGCGAAGTAAAACTAAGCAGAGCAGACAAAGCAAAAATACAGGAATTACAAAACAACATAGACATAAAGCGTAATGAACTAGAAGAATTATTGGAAATTTTTGCACTTACTAGTAATAATCGTGTTAAGCCAGATACAACCTTTGATAGTGTAAGGGCAGGAGATTTTGTAAGTGCTGCAAATGCAGAACAAGAAGTTGTGCAAAGATTGAGATTTGCCGCTGATGTTGTTGACGATAGTGACATATATGGACCTGAAAACGATTTAGAAGGCGGAGCAATTCAGTTTGGTGCAATCAAAGCAAACTTGGAAAACAGTAGTGATTTAATGAATATTGAATTACATATTAAGGGAGACCCTTATTGGTTAGGTGCTCCAAATACTTTTGTACGCAAGCATAGTGATCCTGAATTAGTGGATTATGAAAAAGGCGGTGCATTGTTTTTCTTAAATATGCATTTACCTATAGATGAAAATAGTGCAGGACGTAGAGTTCCACGTAACGATTATCGTGTTAGTGGATTATATAGAGTACAACATGTAATAAGCCAATACAAAGCAGGAACGTTTGAGCAATATTTAAGTGCAGTAAGAGATCCACTTACTAACACACCAACAATATTAAATAGATTACTAGAAGCACAGCCAGTAAATCGTAGAGGGCAAAATGCTCTAGTGGGCAGAGTAGATACAGCAACTAACCAGGAAAATTTTAGATGAGACACAGTAGTTCAAATAACTTTAGTAAAAAAGTTCGTGACGCTTATAATCAAAACGTAATGAACAAAAGCATAAAAATTCCTGCTGGTGTTTATAGAGGACATATTATTGATACTGCTGATCCTAGAGGCATGGGTCGTGTAAAAGTTAGTATTGCTAAGTTTTATGGTCTTGCTCCTAGTGAGGAAGTATTAAGTCCAGAAGAACACATTGGTGCAGTATGGTGTAGATTTATGACACCCTTTGGAGGCACAACACCTATAGGAAATGGCGGACAGCGTAGTTATGGTATGTGGGGTCAGCCCCCGGATCTTGATACAGAAGTTCTTGTTGCATTTAGTGGCGACAGCGATAAAGGTATTGTATTGGGTACATTGCCAGATGAATCACGTAACGGAAGTTTAGCAGGTCCACAGGCTGGATTTAGTAACCAAAATAAATTTACACTTGTAGAGGAAAAGCGTAAAGACAGAGATAACGACAGTACGCCCAACAATCCGCCTGAGCATCCACAAGCAAAAAATCTAGAAGAACAAGGACTATTATTGGATAGGATACGTGGACTAAACTTTAGTAATCCACGTAGAGAAAACATGAGCCGTGTGTTTGGTATGAGTACACCCACAGGGCATGCAATGATAATGGACGATGGTGCAACTGAAGAAGACAGTTTTGAACTAATAAGAATACGTACAGCAAAAGCCGGACAAATATTAATGGACGACACAAATGGTTTAATTTATATTATTAACCAAAGTGGTAAAACATGGATAGAAATGAATCGTGAAGGCGACCTAGATGTGTATAGTGAAAAAAGCATTAACTATAGTACTGAAGGAAACTTTAATGTACAAGCAGGCGGCGAGATTAATATGGAATCTAAACTGGGCTTTAACATGAAAAGTTTAGGCACTGCTGGTATTAAAATGTTTGCAAGCACTGGTACAATAGACATAAAAGCTCACAGTAATTTACAAATAGAAACTGAAAGCAATGGAAATTTAAGAGTTGCAGGCAACTATAGAGAAACAGCAACACGTATTGACATGAATGGTCCTCCTGCAAGTGCGGCAACTACTCCAACTACAACACAACATACTGGCAACGAAGAAGTTATAGAAAGTATTAGTAAGCGTGTACCAGAACACGAGCCCTGGAGTGGACACTTGGATGTACAAGTTGTAAATCAAAGCAGTACTGCTGGTGTTACAGATCCTGGAAGTAGTGTAAGTTACTATGAAGGCACTCCACAAAATCCAACAGCAGGAGAAAATGTTGGTGCATATGATTTAGGTAACTATGCAGAAGCCGCAGAAACAGATCCAAGTGGATTACTAGAGTGGCGTAATGGTGTCGACAGACGTGTTAATCCTGTGTTAATTGAAAAAGTACGCAATGTTGCACGTAAGTTTGGACAAACACTTACAATTACAAGTGGTTACAGAAGTCCTGCATACAATAGAAAAGTAGGTGGTGCAGGAAAAAGTCAACACATGCAAGCAAATGCTGTGGATATTAGCGGTGTTAACTTTACAGATCAAGAACGTTTAAAGCTAATTGCACTAGCAAGTGCAGAGGGTATTACTGGTATTGGTGTGTACAACGACAAAAGTTTACACTTTGATGTACGTCCTAATCCTAGTGCATGGGGCAGTGGCTTTACATATGCAAATATTCCTGGTTATGCAAAATCCACAATGGATAAACATTTGGCAGGCGGCTATGCTTAAATATATTTCAGATCCAAAATTAAGAACAAACTGGAGCGACTTTGTTGTACAAGACGAATTTGCTGTGGACTTTTTAGTGGATACAACACAACGTAGTGCTAGTGAAAACATGATTAAATTAATGCTTGCACAAACACGATTTAGCATGTTTAATGACGAAGGACACATTGGATATGGTGCAGGAAAGTTAACTAAAGAATTTGGATGTACAGAACAAGAAGCATATAGTGAATGGCTAAAAGAACTACGTAAAAAAGACAAAGCATTTCAAAGCAGTCTGCCATTGCGTAGTATAAGTCAAACACAATACGATTCATTGTTTAGTGTATTTTATCACAACGGTAGTTGGAAAAGAATAAATGGTTTGGAAGGCGTTTATGATCTTGAGTATGCAGTTTTAAGTGAAAACTGGAACTTAGTTGCAGATATAATTAATAACGGAATAGATGATCCAGACACTCGACGTTTAGAGGCTCGTGTGCTACAATTAGCAGATTACAGTACAGAACGCACAAGAGATTTTATGCGCAACAAAGGTATTGCACGTGCTCGTAGGATATACAAAGCAGGCAATATAACAGACCAGTCTATTGTAAGGCAACTTGAGTTTGCATATTATAGACAAACTGGTGGTTTTTTGCCTCGTATGACTGAATTACGTAAACGTGAACTATTGTTAAAAGTTGGTAGAATAGTAGACACAAACACAGGAACAGTGTCTGGTGGTACAGGTTCTAATACTTCCTACTAGTTGTATATAAATATTTGTGTAGCATAATAAAGGGAAAACCACTGGATGTCTACTTTATATTTGAATGCTGATTACCAACCTATGGAACTAAGTCCTCTTAGTGTGTTAAGTTGGCGAGACAGTATTAGTGCATATTTTAAAGACAGCGTATATATCTATAAAACATACAACGACTGGATGATACGAAGTCCTAATCTACAACTAGAAGTACCTAGTATTATTGTAGCAAAACAATACCACAAACGTAAAACAAACGCAAAACTAAGTCGTAAAAACTTGTTTATACGAGACAATTATCATTGTCAATACTGTAATGTACGTTTTTACCATCATGAACTTACATGGGATCATGTACTGCCACGTAGTTACGGAGGCAAAAGTTCATGGGATAATATTGTAGCCGCTTGTAAAAGTTGTAACTGGAAAAAAGGCAGTAGGCGAGATATTCATCCTGTACGCAAGCCCTACACACCCAGTTGGCGGGAAATTTACAATCAAAGTAAATGCTATAAAATTACAATTCCTGACCCAGCTTGGCAGGAATTTTTAAATTGGCCTGAAGAATTACTGGAAATTAAAACACCAGTTTATTAAACTAATAAATAGTTGTATGGCAACGTTTATAGGTTATAGCACAATAGACAGAAGATTTGGTAATTTTACGTTAAAAGACATAGAATTAGCCAAACGTGATCTATTGAATCATTTTTACACACGTAAAGGAGAACGTCTTGGAGAGCCAGAATTTGGCAGTATTATCCAGGATCTTGTGTTTGAACCTCTAGATGATCGCACAGTAAATGCAGTAGAAGATGATGTAAGAGATGTTGTGGCAAATGATCCTAGATGGATTTTAAATACTCTTAACATTACTACTGGACAGCATACTATTGAATGTGTGTTAAATTTAACATACAAGCCAGATAGTACGCCTGACGAATTATATTTAAAATTCACTGCGGAAGAAGAGGAAGAAGATGGCACAGAGTATTAGACAACGAAATCTGTTTGCTGCAGAAGACT